GTCAGAAAATACAAATAGTTTATAAGTTCTTTTGTCCGTTAGCTTTTTTAACTGATATTGGTTATATTCAGTTTCTGATAGTCTTGGTCTGTACATATTAGTTTTTTTTCTCGAAATTACTAATTATTTTAGCAAATGCAATTATCTTTTATTCAAAGGCTTACGATTTATAGTAGTCATATAACCACCCAAAGCTATTAAAGCTGATAGGAATAGCTTAATACAAGTATTTATAGACCACACAAAATTATCCCAGTCAATAGTCACCCAAGCATTTGCAATAGCTACAATCGCACCAAATACAGTTGAAAGTGTGTTACGCAATTTTAGCATATTCGTTGTATTCAGCTAATCTTCTATTTAATAAACCTTTGTTTACTACACCTCCTGCTTTAGTCCACATCAAGAAACCAACTTTAATTTTTTCAATAGTTTGCCCACCGTTGATAAACTTAACCAAAGAAGACTTTGCAAACGCTCCACAACCTATATTATAACAAAGACAAAATAAAGCATCAAACTCATTTTGTTTTAATGGTCTTAATACATATTTAGAAACGCAATTAGCGTACTGCGCAGAAGTGTCTACAAACAATTTAAACGCTTCATCTTTACTTGCTAATTTATCGCCTTTTTTTACAGGTTGTCCGTTAGCGTATTTAGTCGAACCTATACCAATAGTCCATACTAAAGCACTGCACTGGTAAGCATCTAATTTAACACCTTCTAATTGTGCTAATAATTTTAAACCTTCGTTACTGATTTGCATCTCTTTTTTCCTTTAACATTTCTATAAATGAATCTCTTTGTTGCATTAAATACTGCTCCCTTGCAATAAATCTTGTTCTTTCATCTTCTACTATTTTATCAATATACAGTTGTTTTTGGTTTACCAAAGTTGTATACCGTTCTAATTGCTCGTTAAATATCATATTTTGATAATATAACCCAGCTATCATTAAAATAATTGTAAAGGACTGCTCCTTTAACTTGCTTAAAAAAGTTGTTTGCATATTTTCGCCTTCTTCTATTTGTGCCATAAGTAATCTTTAATAAAAGTTATACCTGTTATTGTAAGTATAAAAGCACCAATTCTAATAGCCCAATTAATACCTGTGTTATAATCTCGCACTTCTTGCACTTTAGTTTCCGTTTCTTCTAAAGTACCTTCGATTGTTTCTAATCTCTGAAGGATTCCGTTTCTATTTAGCTTTGAGCCTGTAATAGCCTGGCTAATCATTTCCACACTTATTGACAAAGCCTTTAGCTGGTCATTTATTTCTTTAAGTTCGTTCATTATTCATTATCCCCTTCTTGTGAATTACTTGTTGTGCTTCCTGGTGTTCCTTGACCTGCATTCATATCATCATCAGTTGTTGACCAAGTTCTAAATCCTGTTTCTATTTTATTAGTTTGGCTTTGATGTGTAGTTATGTTTGTTTTGTTATTAACATAGTCAAAAGATGCCTCGTGCATAAAGTGTTGACCTTGTGCTAAAGCAATATTAAATACTTCTCCAAAGTTTATATTTTTACCATAAACATTACCTGTAAATTTCTGCCAGGTAGATTGATAAAAAGATAAAACCGACCTTGTTACACATTCCTGTAATGGTCTTTGTGGATTATCTTCTGTTAAAACTTCCCAATTTCTAAACCATTTGGTTGAGTTTTGAATAAGGTCATATTCAGGCTCGGTATATCCAATAAAATCTTCAATTACTTGTGATTCGTAAATATCTCTAATACCACCGTGATATTGACCACTTATTTGATATGTATTTGAAAATGGTTTTACCAATGTAGCATCGTTTGGAATATTAGTAGCGTTATAAATAAAACCTTTTGTATTTTGATAGTTTTGTGGAATAATACTTACTTTAATATCATCATAATAAACAGTATGCACTACATCATCATTTGTACTTAATTGACCTCTTAAAATAAGAGTACCATAGTTATTCATTACAAATCCTGTATCTAAAGAATTTCTATCAAATGTAGATAAGATTTTAAACTTTGCCCAAATATCTTCATCAGTCATTTTTATTTGAACAAACTTACTACCATCCCATTCAGGGTCTAAAGGAGCAATATTTGTAAAATTACCATTACTTTCTAAATATCTTGGGAAAAATAATGAAGTAGGGTCAACTACACCATTAAGTGATTTTGCAAAAGCAAATATAGTTGAATCTGTAGGATTGTGCGAACCATCAAAAAATACTGAACATTCTATCTTAACCGCAAAGTAATTTATAAAAGTGCCAGCGTTTGAAATCCTAAATACATTATATAAACCAGCTCCCGAAAAAGGGTCAATATCTGATAATTGATTTTGTGTAACTCCTAAAATTCTATTATCAAAAGGTCTGTTTTCTCCTGTTGCATTAAAAAAATCATAACCGCCAAAAATACTCCAATTAGTAGGTACAGTAGTTGTAGTTGCGTAATCTTTAAAGTAACCGTAGTTATTTATTAAATTTCTTTCGTAGTATGGGTATTTATATTTAACGCTTGTTAACCGTTTATTTAAAGAAACTAATTGATTTACATCCGACCAAATAACTACTCCTTCTTTACCAATAGATGAATAAAAGTCAAAAGTATAACCAGTTAAATAAGTACCATCAATATTATATTTTAAACCATTTTGTAATTTTTTATTAACTGATACATTATCAATTAAAAGATAGCCTGTTGAATCATCATTATTATTATAAATATTAAAATCAAATGTACCTACACTTGCTGAAGTATAAATAAATTCATAATAAAGCCAATCGTCAGTAGTTCCTTGACTAAATACTTCAACACCATCTATTTCAATTCTTGTAACTGCTTTTGGAATAACACCAGCATCAAAATTCTTTGCCCAAAATCCTACAATATATTCACCAATAGCAAAACTTAATTGTTGATAAACATAAGAACCATAATTATCCCCAAATATTTTAGGACACTGGCTACCATTTAAGCCTCCTGTTGGACTATTAAATACATTCCCATCAATAAACCAATATTCGTAAAGTTGCGGTAAAGTACCATCAATTTCAAAATCTCCATTAATAACTAAATCGTTTACTGCTACATCATTAATAGAAACAACATACCAAGTAGCATCTTTATTAGATTGATATAACATACAACCTAAAGATTCCATTAAAGATGTTAAAAGATAATAGCAATCCTTTGGCTCAAAAGTATTCCAATCTACCGAAGAATATTCTGATAGCTTTAAGTTTACTGTATTAATAAGAGTACCATCTATTTTAAATTGACTATAAAAAGCGACATTTAAATCGCTTCCAGTCTTCTTTATTAACCTACAAACAAAATCACTAATACTTATACCAGCATCTACATTTGTATCATCATATAAAGCGTAATAATCTTCTCTTGTATATTTAACATCCTTTAAAATTGCAAGGTTATCCGTAGCCGTTAATTGAAGATAATATTGTTCCTGCCATTCGTATTGGATAACATCAGGCAAAAGAAAACCTACCCACTTTAAATCTTCAGTTACACCATTAGTTTCATAAAGGCTTATTTTCCAAGTATATTCATCAGTATCAAAAAAGAAATCAGAAGGCTGAACGGTAGAATTTACAGGTATAAAACATTGTATATCGGCATAAGAAGCACGAATAGGTGCAAAGATATTGTCTTTACTTGCTTTATAATTTAAAACAAAAGGAGAATTTTGCGCAGCTATTAAATTAATTACATCAGGAAAATTTTCAGTAACTTCTTTTTTTTCAAACTTTACTAAATAATATAAATCAGTACCTTGTTGGTCTAATCCTTTAAAGTCTAAATTATAAATATGATTGTAAAACATTATATTACCCTCGAATTTTTTATTGCTTGGTTATCTAATAATAATCTCATTTTGTCTCCCATAATATCAACCTGGTAACCTCCTTGACCTGTTGAGCCACTTGGCATAGCCACCATTGGACTACTTACACTACCTTGACCAAAATCAAGGCCTGTTAATTGTTTAAATATTGGAGCAAATCCAGACACAGAAGATGCAACACCAAAACTACTTAAAAAGAAACTTAATAAAGCAGCAACAGCAGCAGCTATAACTAATTTTTTTATCAAACCTAATAATGCTTGACCAAGTGACTTAAAAAAGTTTTGGCCACTATCTAAAGCATCGTTAAAGGCA